TTCCAAATATTTCAAAAAATACTCCATCTATGAAATCCAAATAGTGCTTTCGTTTATTTATATTATCTGGATCATTTTTAAAATAGAACGATTTCGCATAAAAGGAGAGGCCATCTTCCTGTATACTAGAAATATATCTTTGAGAATTTTTATAGTCAATAATTACCTTCCATGTTATTAAACTGCTGTATCCTTTTTTTAAAAACCAAACTAAAAATTTATATAAATTATCATCATCTTTGCATATGCGATTTAGTTCAAAAACATCTTCATTTATTTTTTGTTCAACTAAATTATCGTTCCAGTTTATAGAAGATTTATATATATTTTTTACACTTGACGCATTTTTAGTTTTTTCTTTAAATATGTTTTCTAATACTTTATTTTTAAGCTGATTATCAACCTTATTTTGCAACAAAACAAATAAATTCGTTGAACTTTCATCTTTTGGTATTTTGTGTAGACGTTCCCACCCGTTATTTATATATCCATAAAAATCGTCTTCTAACCTTTTTTCTTTATGAGATACTTGTTTTTTTGTTTTATTTTTATAAGTTCTATGCATGTATTTCGTTTTCATATATTATATTAATACTATAAATATAATACTATAAATATAATAGAATTTATGCATCTTCTATTTTTTCACTATTTAAATTTTCTATTTCTGACATTATCTTGGCGTCTTGTTTTGCATTAAAATCCTTCATAGATTCATCTAATTTATTTCTAATTTGTCTGTAAATTTCTTGGTTTAAAGATTTTTTTTGCGGTGCTTTTTTTTCATGTATTCCGTGATAATCTTTGATGACTTTGATATGATCATCATCAAATGCGTATAATTTTGACCGAGCGGTGTCTTCGTCGTAATTTGTTTGTCTCATAATTACTTCTAGCTTCTCAGTAAGGTCAGTCTTGCAAGTAAATGTAATATTGTCCATATATGTTAAAGATAAATTATTTTTTAAATCATATTAAACGAAATTTACTATAATAAAATATATTAAATGTCGTCTTTTAAAAGAATACCAAAAAATAATATCGAACCGCTTATTAATGAAGTTACTGATATTTTGCACAATGGAATTAATAAAATATTGTATGATGTCGCCGAAGGGTATTTGATGAATGAACTAAATAAATCTAAATTGGAAGTAGAATATTATAAAAATGAGTTGAATAATTTGAAACATACATATTCTAACTCACCAAAAGAAAATATTCATTTTAAGATAGAAGAAGATGATCAATTAGGAAGTGTAAATAACGAAACTCTGACAAAAACTATTTTAATAAGAGAAAACCACATGGAAAATAAGAAGGTTTCTTCGTCTATTCCGGAAGAAAGCATTAAAAAGGTAAATATCGTGGAGGAAGAAGAGGAGGAAGAGGAAGAGGAGGATGAGGATGAAGAGGATGAGGAAGAGGATGAGGAAGAGGAAGAGGAAGAGGATGAAGAGGAAGGGGAGGAGGAAGAGGAGGAAGAGGAGGAAGAGGAGGAAGAGGAGAAGGAGGTAGGGGTAAAGAATGAAACAAAAGTAAATGAAGAGGAAGAGGAAGAAGAGGAGGAGGAGGAGGAAGAGGAGGAAGAGGAAGAGGAGGAAGAGGAGGAAGATGAGGAAGAGGAGGAAGAGGAGGAAGAGGAGGAAGAGGAGGAAGAGGAGGAAGAGGAGGAGGAAGAGGAGGAAGAGGAGGAGGAAGTGTTTGAAATAGAAATAGAAGACAAATCCTATTTCATTACGAGCGAAGAAAATGGCCCAATATATGAAATATCTAGCGACGGAGAACCAGGAAACAAAATAGGTTATTTAAAAGACGGAGAACCTTTTTTTTATTAGTATATTATAAAGCGAAATGATTAAATTATGTCCTCCAGCAATTATTTATTTAGTATTTTCTTTGACACAAATAATAATAGACACAATAAAAGGATTGTATAACACTGCGTTATTTAAAGTGGTAGTAATGGTAATGATAACATTTTTACTCAATATTTTGTGCGAAGGTGGGTTAGGAGTTATTTCTTGGATAATTGTATTTATCCCGTTTATTTTGATGACAGTTATTGTAAGCATGTTGTTATATGTTTTCGGACTTGACGCAGCAACGGGTACTTTAAATTATAAATGCAATAATTCCACTACAAAAAATGCAACACCAGCAAACACCCAATCTAATACAAGCAATATAACCATTAAAAGTCCACAATCTTTTTTTAATGATCCTTATTATTATACCTACTATACTAATCCATCTAAAAATTATAGCAACATACCAACGGCAAACGAAATAAATAACTATAATAACTTTCCTCCTTTATTTAGAAGCACTCCAGAATACGAAAGCTTTAGTCAATAAAAATATATAGAAACGATATAAACATATGATAAATAATAATATTATATGTTTAGCGCCTTAAATGTCATTGCTTCTATTGGATTAATTTTATCGGGTACCCACGTTTATCTTATAAATGCCTTTCCAGTTTCATACCAAACATTTTTAATAAAAACGTCGATTATATGCATATATGCATACACAAAGGTTGAACACGCTATTACTAAATTTGTAAATTATTTAAAAAAAACCAAGTATGTGAAAACATTTAGTAAATTTATAGAAGACACTTTTCATTCAGAAAGAGGAGATATAGATATAATAAAATTTAATATACCGATAATTACGACGACAAAAGAAAAACTTATGTATTCATTGCCCGTTTTATATGATTTTTTTATTTATTCTAGTAAAAACTCAGAAACAAACGTCGTGGATAAAGTCGTGTTTTATGATGTTCCCAAAGACTTTAATTATTCTCCATGCAAATATTCTTTTATATCATCGCAAATAATTGTTAACGATGCAATTTATCAAATAAAATTTTTAAACGAAAAATGCAATTATCTAATTATCAATAATAAGATAAATAGATTGCTAATCGCACATATATTAAAAGAGCAGTTTGGACTTCATCACGATGAAATTACTTTAAAGTACAAGTTGGATATTATAGATAATGATGTGAACGTATTTTCGTTGGATGAAACTCAAGAATTAATTTTTGAGGAAAACAAACCAACGATAACTAACTATCAATATATTGAACGTTAAAAAGTTTAAAAATTGTTGTCCATTTATATTATAAATGAACAACAATAATATTAAAATAATTCCTTGCAATATAACGGAACACGGAAGATGGAAAAGAGTTGAAGAAGTTATGGAAAAAAATTTATACTCAGACATCGAAATTACAATAATATCTTTTTGCGATATTTATTTTAATGATACAAAAGATGCCATCAAGGATAAATGGATTGGTTTTATACACAATCCAATAGATTTTGAAAAATATATAGAATGGAAGATTGAACCTTTGTTTGAAAAAAAGCATTTTTTAGAATCATTAAAATATTGCAAAGCATTAATTGTAATGAGCAATTCTTTAAAGGAATTTTATTTGAAAAAAATGAAAGAGTTGGAATTAGACATAATCGTAGAATATATTCAACATCCAATGCCATTATTGAATTCTACAAAAAAATGGAGATATCACAATTACATGGAAAACAAAGAAATTGTAGCAATAGGAAATTGGTTAAGAAAAACGTATACAATTTTTAAAATTAAAGGGTTAGGTCACACAAAAAGCGTAGTTCCATATTCAAACAGAACAAGAATTGAATTGTTAATATCATGCATTAAAGACAATGTAAGTATAAATGACGAGGAGTATAATTCCGTTATCAAGTATGCAAAAATGAACAACGAATGTTACGAATGTTTGTTAGAAAGCTCCCTGGTTTTATTAGACGTTTTTAAAACAAGTATAAATAATACTTTGTTGGAGTGTATATGCACAAATACTCCCATTGTTCTAACTCGATGTCAAGAATTTATAGATGTTCTGGGCGAGAATTATCCTTTATTTTTTAATAATATTTATGACATCGATGGGTTAATCAATGATTCAAAAAATATAGTTAAAGCACATCTTCATATAAAAGAAATGAACAAGACATTTTTAACAGAAGAATTCTTTGTAGAAAGATTAAAAGAAATAATTTCAAAAATAAGCTCTGATAAAGATAATATAGACATTTTTATTAAAAATTTGGAAGAGAAAAATAAAATATTGAATGAAAAAAAACTAAATAAGCTAGAGGAAAATAGCGAAAAATATTCATTTAGGTTAGAAAAAGAAGAAAAAACCGCGTTAGAACATTTGGGACACGGATTGGGAGTAGAAAAGATACCCAATAAACAGAAATTGTTTATATGGAAAAACAATTAATGCGCCAAGTAGAATAAATATTATTAAAAACAATATAAAAAAATTGAAATGATATACTATACATATGGTAACTCCAGAAACTACAATGGAAACAGATACAAATAGTACTAGTAAACAAACTTTTCATAAGTTGAACGATAAATGGAGTATGTGGGCACATTTGCCTCACGACACCGATTGGAGTATCGATAGCTATAAAAGAATATACACTTTTGGAAACGCAGAAGACGCAATTGCAATAACCGAAACACTTCCCGAAGTATTGGTAAAGAATTGCATGCTATTTCTTATGCGCGATGGTATTAAACCTATATGGGAAGACCCTAAGAACAGACAAGGAGGGTGCTTTTCATATAAAATATCAAATAAATATGTTTATGAAGTTTGGCGCGAACTAAGTTATGTATTAGTCGGCGAAACAATTAGCGCTCAGTCATCATTTGTTTCCAATGTAACTGGAATTACCATATCTCCAAAAAAAAATTTCTGTATTATTAAAATTTGGATGTCAACGTGTGCAAATCAAAATCCAAGTATTGTAACTTCAGAGGTAAAGGGATTAATATCCAATGGATGTTTATTTAAAAAACACACCCCAGAATATTAAATTATTAGAAAACGTGAAAAATTTTTAATATTAAATGTTAATTAATTTAAACACAAAAAAATATAAAAAAATATGAAGTATCCTAACATCATATTTTTTAGACACGACAAATATTCCTATATAGATTACAATTTAAACGAAATCAAAGATAAATTGAACTGCACTTTATTTATTGTAAATAAAGCGTTAGAATTAAATAAGCTTTTTGATCCAAATTATCATTTATTAATTACTTTTGGTGATACAGATAAAGAATATATCGCAGATGTATTTAGCATCATAGCTCCAAGAATGGCTAGAAGATGGATACACTACAAAAGTATTCCAGAAATAAGTGTTTTTAACTCATCTGTTAATTATTGTTTTATTCACAATGTTATTGAGAATAGAGATATAACTAGATGCACTTTTTCTATTTTTACAACGTGCTATAATACTTTTGAAAAAATAAATAGAGTTTATGATAGTGTAAAGGGTCAAACCTTAAAAGATTGGGAATGGGTTATTTTAGACGACTCTCCAGATGACGATAATTTTTTATTTTTGAAGGAAAAATTTAAAGAAGATAAACGAGTTAGATTATATAGAAGAAGTGAAAATAGCGGATCAATAGGCAATGTAAAAAATGAAGCCGTTTCTCTCTGCCGAGGTAAATATGTTTTAGAATTAGACCACGACGATGAAATATTACATGAAGTTTTGAATGACGCTAACAATGTTTTCGAAAAAAATCCTGACGTTGGATTTATTTATATGGATTTCATAAATATATATGAAAATGGGTCAAGTTTTTCATATGGTGATTTTATTTGCAAAGGGTATGGCGGGTACTATTGTCAAAAATATAAAGGCAAATGGGTTAATGTTTATAATACTCCAAATATTAATAACATTACATTATCTCATTTGGTTTGCTTGCCAAATCATCCAAGAATTTGGAGAAGAACAACCTTATTAGAAATTGGAAATTACTCCGAGTTTTTACCAATTTGCGATGATTATGAAGTATTATTAAATACTGCGATGAAAACAAAAATTGCGAAAATTCCAAAATTAGGATACATTCAATATATGAAT